ATAATCTGCCTGCGATACGTCCGCACCGGCGTCAGATGCGCCATCCGGTTAATCATCTCGGTTTTCTTGTCGATCGCATTCAGCAGCCCCGCAAGCGCCGTCGCATCCGCTGAAAGCAGGTACGGCGTCTTGCCAGGCACCGAATCCGGATCCATGATAATCACTCCGCCCGCGCCCGTCGAAGCCTCATCAAGCCTGTTCTTCACCAGCGTTTTATGGTTCGAGCCCCGTATCATCTGCGACAACTCTGAAAGATCATTGTAGATACTGGTCTGCATACCGGCAATATCCTGCAAATCAGAGGTAGACAATCCCCGAACCAGCGACTTTTTGTTGTAATGCGGTGTCGCCGGAATTCGCCCCAGCGGGTTGGTGATGGTTGCGGTCTCGGTAACCTCCCCGACCGTGGTAACCGTAACAATCGACTCCTTCGACCACTGCCGCACAATCTTCACCTCACCCTCCCGTGAAACATACTGCTCCTGCACCTCAAACCAGGTCAGCTCATACTCCCCGGTTGCTTTCGGCGTAAACGCAAAGTCAGTCACATCAAGCGGCGTGTAAAAACGCAGGTACGGCCTTATGCCCCCCTTGATCTCATCAGCCTTGGTATACGCCGCAGCAGAAGGCTTGTCCACAATAACCCACACCACACCAAACACAGAACCCCAAATCAACACCTGTTTCATAAACTCATTGAGTGGTGTACCTTCTTTGTCAGCATTCAGCAAAAGAGCATTCAGCGGAACATTGTTGTTCAGCTTCCCCAGATTCCGTTTCGGCGGATCGCGCCAGATGAAACCAGAATAGGTTGAAATCACCCCTTCACAGTGGTTCTCCAATGGTGTTTGTTTCAATCTGATCTGCAATTGAGGAAGCGTTTCGGAGATATACTGATACAGCAGATTCATCTCACGCCACTCGCGCCCCCCCTTGTACGCCGCCTCAAAAAGCTTCCACTCCTCCACATTCTGCTGATAAATCCTGTTCGGCATCTCACACCCTCCAGTGTTCAGGTTGTTTATAGCTCCTGTCAGGCATCCGGACAGGGTAGAGTTTCTCGATCGCATATCCCGCAGCGTCAGAGGCATGAGTCAGCGCCTCATTGCTCTTGTCGATATCGCCATTTTTCCAGGTCACCTGCTCAAAATCCTTGATCAAATGCTTGCACGCCGCGCTGCACGTCAGCTTTCCCTCACGCAGCAGCTTGTTCACCGCATTCACCCGGGAACGCACCGGCGGGTGAGCCGGCCGCGCCTCCACTGTAAACCCCTTGTCGCGCAGGATGGTAAAATCAGAAGCCAAAGCAGAAGTCCGCCGATCCCTCCCAGCCGGGTCAGGAAAGACCGTTATGCCAGGATAGCGCTCATGCAGTTTGTCCGCCAGCTCATAGGTTGTCGCATTGCTCAAATGGATTTCATCAAAAAAATGCACACCACCGTCACCATACTCCATGAACAGCTCAGCCGTCAAATCGTCAACATTGAAATCAATCCCCGCCCTCACCACATTGCTGCCCACACACAACTCCAGCACCATCTTTCGATCAAAATACTTGTAAACCCTTCCCGCCGTCAGATTCACAAATTTCCCCTCCATATAGGCCGCCCGCTGATTCTCGTCAAACGCTTTCTCCAGCATCTGCACAAAATGAGAAGCCAGATAGCTGTTGTCCGCCGTCCGGCCAACCACAATACCGATATCATATTTACCATCGATATTTTGCGCCAGCTCATACCCCCAATTCAGCTCCTCCGGCGTGCCCGTCAAAAACAGTTCAGAAACCTTTGCCCCTTGCACACGCAGTCGCGAAAGCAGAATCGGCAGAATATCCTCATCAATCAGAAACGGCTCATCAATCCCGGCAGTCGCCAGATTCGGCCCCTTCAGGCTGTTCGGGTCATCACCGCTCCCGATCCAGATCGTCCCTTTCCAGCCGGGTATAAAAAACTCGTGGTTCGTCTTGTTGTACACATACCTGATTCCGGCATGATCAAGCAATCCGGCAATCGAGACAACAATGGTTCTCCGTGCCTGCTTGTAGGACGGTGAGACATATAAATGCGGCAAAGGCGTGTTCAGATAAGAACACCAGATCGAGCGGAGGGCCCCGATACGGGTTTTCCCCGACCCGAACCCTCCAAGCAGCAGCTTCACAAAATTCGGCAGCTCCCAGAACGCCCGCTGATGGGGGAGCATCCGCCCCTTGTCAATCGCAAACCGCCGTGCCATCCTCTCATTGCAGCAACTTCGCCAGCCTCGAGCGCGTCATCGCCACATTGACATTAATCAGGTCAAGCTCCGCATCCGTCACATCGCGCCCCTCCTGCTCAGCCTTCCTGATCAACGAAAAGAGGGAGCCGATCTGCTCATTCACCTCAACAATCGTCGAAAGCATCATGCGCAGCAGCGCAAGAATCTGCATAATATTCATGGTGTCGTTACCCGTTTAAGATCAGTTTGCAAAACCTCCAGAGCCGCAAGAGCCAACTGCATCATCGCCACCCCCTCCTCATGACTGGCTTTATAGGCAACTCTCGCCGTGCCAAAAGCCTCCCGCACCCCGTCAGCACGCCCGAGCAGCACGCGCCCTTCCTCCTTCGAAATCCTGGCTTCATACCGTATAATTCAATCCCAACGTTTGCCCGTACCAGTTAACACCATCATCACAGCAGAAATAAAAACGGTCACACTTGCCAACCACCTTTGTCAGCGTCGGAGTCGTACCACCAGGCCATTTAACCGAAGCAGGCCAGGTAATCGAACCCGACGCCAGCGTCCATTTAACGCAAAGCGAAAAACTCCTGCCCGCTACAGGTGCAGGCAAAGACAGTACACAAGCAGATGCATTATTGAGTATGATGGTCTGGATTGATCCAAAGGGCAATAAAACCGTGTAAGAGGTATTGCCATTGCCATAGGTCGTCTGTACAATGGTTCCGCCAGTCAAGGTCACCGATTCAAGAGTCTTGTTGACCAATGTCTGTGCGGTTAATCGGGTAACTCCATAATTCGCCTCGATTGCGGTCTGAGTAACCGAAGCATTCGAGCCTGCCGCCCCTGCAGGGCCCTGTACACCCTGTATCCCCTGAATACCCTGCGGCCCCACCGTAGAGCCTCGATTGGTGATATCAATTTCAATCATAGCCGGTGTCCCAACAGTGATTTCCGTACTCATCGCGTAATGTCTTTAACAACCCTGAACGCCCCCGACACATAGGTTCTTTTCTGACCACTGATGCTGATTTCAAGATCAAACAGGTACGAGCCCGGCTCATAACCACTCGTCACTAAAGAGGAGATCGACCAGGTCAACAGGTTCCCCGATATCGCCAGCCCCGAACCAACAGCAAATTGAGAAACCAGCGACCCGTCCCGTGCCCGAAGCTGAAGCAGCGGGGTAGAGCCGGTAAGATCATAAGCCACACCATCCAGCCTGAACGCAAACTCCTCCGTGAAGCTGTCACCCCGTACCACGCCCGTATTGTACACCGCCGGCAGATAATTGGTATTCGTGCTCATCGTTCCAGCTCCTCCTATCTCCGCAACCGTTGTAATTCCGCCACCGACCGCCGGTTCACTATCACGTACCCGCTCCCCAAATCATACTCCAGCCCGGCCTCCATCACCGCCGCAAACTCCTCATCGTAAGCCGCCCGGTAAAACACCCGCAACTCATGCAGCTTCATGCCCTCAACAGCCAGAGTAGTTCCATCAAGTGTCACCGACGAATGCAGCATCGGCAGCACATGCCACCCCAGCACCCGATACACCGCCGCACTATTCCACTGCAACGCATTCAACCGGAACGGATCAAAAGAACCATCCCACCAGGTCGGCAGCTCAATCGAAATCACATGCAGCGAACGCAGCCAGTACCGCTTCAGATCCCGCACCAGCTCATCACCCGCCACCTCATGCAGCTCCTCAAACGAAGCAACCCCATGCTCAAACACAGAAGGCTGCACCCGCAGCAGATCACGGTCATCACTGAACAGCATGGCAGCAACAACTTATTTCCTGAGCTTGCAGGCAAGGTTGCCATCAAGCAATTTGAACCCGTAAAGAGCCTCAAGCGAAACAAACATGGCCTTTTTACCAGGCTCATACCACAACATCGCCCGTAAAGCAATGCCGGTTTTTTCGTCAATCACCGTCGCAACTTCACAGTTTTTGGCAATAGAAGGGCCAATATCCGACAGGGGAGCCATGGCAAGAGCGGCATAATGCTCATGGAACGCAATGTTCTCCAGATGATTCGACAAGCTCACCGTTACAGCCGTGCCGCTCGTTACCGCAACCGGCAGAGGCGGCCAGAACGTAACCCCATTAAACGCATTGGATGCCGCCGTAACAGGAGTGCTGTTCGTCACAACAAACCGCTGCGTCACGCCCGTAATGGCAAACGAATCTCCATAAACAAGCGTCCCCGTAACCGTTCCTGCCGTCAGCGTCACCGTCGTCGCGCCACTCGCCAGAGCACCCGACGTCGTCAACGCCGAAACGGACGACGTCCCTTTCACATGGCTGCCGACCTGCTGAGTGCCAAAAATCTCATAACCCAGCCACCGCCCCAGATTACCCGTCTTGAGCACTTCCGTACTGCTGTTGCCAGCCTGATTGTAACTCGCAAACAACTTCTGAAACCCGTTCCTCATGGTCCCCCCGACCCCAAGATGCAGCAAGCCATCATCCATCGGCACATTATTTTCAAACATGATCTGACTCACCCCCGTCAGGTCATCAACAACCGTGGTTGAAGCCGCATCATAATACCAGGGCACCATTGCCGACAGACCATGCAATTGAGCATCCATATACTTGGCTATAGCGTATGTCGCCGGACGGATATGATCCTTGATAATCTTTTCACCCGTATACGTCAGCTCCTTGTCCGTTATCGACATCACCACATCCTTATACTGATCAACCTTCACTTCAATGTGAGAAGGCTTCAAATCCTGCGCCACACTCGGCGCATCCTGCACCACAAATGTTCCGGGCTTATTGATAACAATGGTATCACCCTTCGATCTCGGCTCCTTATCATAACCACGATGAATTCTTCCGGCAAGACCAAGCTGTGCTTCAAGGGCAATGATCGCCTCATTGCAATACCAATAAGGATTATAGGCGTCAAGTGTATTCGACATAACTCTCCTGTTTGAATGAATGGAACCCCGTCCCTGTTATGATTTAATTCGTACAGCCTTGCCCGCTTTCAAAGCAGCATCACGAGTAGCCTTATACAGATTGTGATCCCTCGCCTGCTCCGGAGTCAACACAAACTCATCACGCAAGCCACCCGTCCCCCCGGAACCCTGACTCCCCGCGCCACCAGGCCCCGCCGGAAGGAAATGAGGATTCGCCTCAAGAAACGAGGCCACCATCTCCTCAATACTGATCGGCTTCCCGTTTTTTGTCACCACCGTACCCTGCCCGTCAACCACACTCGGCCCCGTCGCCGGATCATAGTTAATCGAGCTCCGCGTCAACACCACCACCTGATCAGGATTCAACGCCTTCAGCGCAATCGCCGCCGACCGCAACTTTCCGTCAACCTCCGACCGCTCAAGCTTCGCCCCCAGATCCCTGATCCTCTCCTCCGCCTCCCGCTGCACCTTCTCAAGCGCCGCATCCTTCTCCTTCACCGTATTGGCAATCAACTGCTCATACTGACCCTTCGCCTTCAAATCATCCTCAGCACGCTTCACCTCATCATCCTTCAGCCTCTTATACTCATCCACATTCACCCCGCTGAACGGCGCCTTCGCTGCCGCCACCGCCGCCGCCACCTGCGCCGCAACAGCCGCATCAAGCTCAGCCTGCGAAAAACTCCTCTCCCCATCACCCGCGCCCCCGCCACCGCCCCCGGCAGCCTCACCCGAAACACCCAGCCCCACCGGCACCAGAAGATTCCACAACCAAAAAGGAAACAGTCTCATAA